ACTGTACATCTAGAATGTAATGGTTCAATAATCTTATTGATAAAATTACATGTGAATATAAAACGACAGTTGTTATGAAACTCTTCTACAGCAGTTCTCAATGACAGTTGTACATCGTTAGTAGTGTTATCTGCTTCGTCAATGATAACAACTTTATGTGATGCACCTGATGTCAATGATACAGTTGTAGCAAACTGTCTTACACGATTTCTAACTGTGTCTAGAAAACGACCTTCGTCAGATCCATTGATGACAATGTATGATGCTCCTATCTCTTCACACATTGCCTTAGCAATAGTGGTCTTACCCACTCCTGCTGTACCACTCAATAGCAAGTTAGGTAGTTCTCCTTGTTCAACAAAACCTTGAAAGACATTACGTGTTGTATCTGGTAGGATACAATCTTTGACTTTGTTAGGTCGATACTTCTCAACCCAAAGGAACTCTTTGCTCATTATGTAATTGTAAATTAAAAGAAAATGTTAATCTCATATTAGCACTGGTTGTCAAGTCAACGCAATGCTTTAAATATGGTGGGAATAATATTACATCCCCATCATGTAAATTTGGTTGTAAACTATCAGCAAAGTATTCTCTAAAGTCCTCACTTTGATATGGGAACTGATGAACTCTATTGTTAGAATCTGGACGGAAAAACGTTGTTGGTGTAGCACCTTTATTATAATAGATACCACACCAGTACGGTGTTTGTTCCATACAACCTGTCAAGTGTGTATGTGGTTCTTGCCCTTGATTCTCATGATATACATTATACCAGAAATTATTAACAACAAACTTATCTGGTATACCATTCGATATAAAAAGTTTTTTAATTTGTTTTGATAAATCTCTTATCAAATTATCTCTGACATCAGTAGATATTAATCTATCGTTGTCAGTAATAAAAGGATAAGTAGAATTGACAGATGTTGTCCATCCTTTAGGACGACTATCTATTCTTCCCTGTTTTTCTATATCAGAGAAGTCATAGATTTCATGCTTATCAAATCTAAAAGTAAATATAGGAACATAAAAAACTTTATGTAACATCATGCGGGTTCAAGGGCAATAAAATACTTGAGGTCTGCATCTTGACTTGTCCACTCAGAGATCAATTGTTGAGATACTTTAACAACATAGTCACTTGGTAGAACACGAATGTTCTCAATCTTAAGGTCAAGAGAAAAGGTGCCAGTAGTAGTACCCTTGACAGAGAGATCGTAAGTATTACTGGTATCATTTTCTTTGTCTCTCAGAATTAATTTAATAACATCTGATCCTTCTTCTGAATAGAAAGTTAGATCAGGTAAACTATAAACTGCAGATGCTTTTTGGATGTTAACTAAATCCTCAGCAGTAAGAGAAAATTGTATATCAGAACCAGGAAATTTTACATTCTTTTCTGGTGCACTCTTTAATGTGATCTCAGGATCAGAAAAATAATACTTAGCACATTGACGACCACCTTTAATGTTTACAAAATCTTTACTTGTAAACTCTAACTGTGGATCATTGAACAAAGATATACCCATCAAGAACTGACTCAAATCATAGATTGCAAAATCAGAAGGAAATACTTCTTCGCCAGTAAACTTTGCTAAAATGTTTTCTGCGTTAGATATAGTTCTAACTGTTGAACCTTGACGAAATACAATTGATGAATTGATAGTCGAAAAGTTCTTAAGAACGTCTAATGTTTTTTTGGATAATGTTACTTTACTCATTTGTCATAATCTACTGAAAAGGTTGTAGGTGTGTTTGCGTTTAGTTCTGCTGCTCTAGCAGACTTATCGCTAAAATGTAGAAGGAGAACAGCATAGTGAACTATTTTAAATAGATCTTTTCTTGCTGTTCCCTTTCTATCATACCTTGAAGCATATTTCAAAATGTTAGACCTACAGAATGCTTCAGCATCACCAACAGAATCAATGAGATCCAATGTTTGGATTCCATGTTTACTGTAGTGTGCACCATAGGTACTAGAGATGTACTCTGAGATCTGTTTCAAGATCTCTTGCTCATTGTATTTCAATTCTCACTCCATACATGATCTATGTCACTATGATAGCATTGAAATTCATTTCCGTCAAGGTCAACAACATTTATTTTATGTGTTGATGACCATTCACTGCCATCATCACCTAAGATACGAACACTCCTACCGTCTTTAAGACGGAGGATGTGTCCTAGATAACCATCAAACGGTTGCTTCATTTTCTACCTCGTTTGGAACTACATCTGCATCTATCTTATCATATAATTCTAAGAATGATTGCTTTGTCTCGTCATCAAAACGATTGGTGCAAACTTTGATTGCTTTCATACGATCTTGCCAGATAGCAAATGCTCTGATGATGTGTACAAGTCTACGTGTTGAGATAACTTCGTCAACACCACCATCGTTAAATGTTCTACGGATGATGTCTGCCCAGTTAGCAAGGTGGGAACAAAACTCTTTGTCAAGAACAGCAAGTGATGATGCTGCTTTCTCAAGAATCTTTGTCTCTGTAGCAACAGTAGGATAGTCTTGCTCAAATGTCAATGCAAATCTCTCAAGGAATGCTTCGTTCAATACATTAGTACCGATGAATCTACCATCCTCAGATCCTTTACCTTTAGTATTTGCTGTAGCAAATATGTTGAAACCAGAACGACGCTCTACATAACGACCAGTCTTCTTTAAGAATAAACCTTTACCCTCTAGTACAGATTGTAAACAAAGTATCTTGTTAGATGCTAGGTCAACCTCATCAAGAAGAAGGATAGCACCTCTTTCAAGTGCTTCGATAACAGGACCGTTGTGCCATACTGTCTCACCGTTGACAAGTCTGAATCCACCGATAAGATCGTCTTCGTCTGTTTCGATAGTGATGTTGACTCTGATCAATTCTTTTTTGAGCAGTGCACATGCTTGTTCTATACCTAGAGTCTTACCATTACCTGATAGACCTGTGATGAATGTGGGGTAGAAGATACCTGATTGAATAATCCTCTTGACATCAGAGAAGTTACCGAATGGAACAAAGTTAGGATCTTTGTCAGGAATTAGATTCTCTACAATAGCAGGAGATGCAGAAGGAGCATTGTAAGTGATCTCAAGTTTTTCTTGGATAGTTAGATCCCACTTACCAATACCTTGTTTGTATTGCTTAAGTCTTTTCTTTACTGTAGCGAGTGAACAATTAAAATGCTCTGACGCTTGAAATAAATTTTTTGTGTTAACTTCTGTACCGAAGTTTTCTGTCAAGTATGTAACGAAGTCTTCAGTTGTTACAGGAATAGGAGCGAATGGCATTTTAAGATTTGTTGTTGTTGTACTTAGTATAATGGATAGTAAGGGGTGTTGCCACCCCTAGTGGACAGTTTGTTAACTGACCTTACTTACGAATGCGTTAAGTAATTTTTTGTTAACAGATTTGTTAGCAAGCATTTTTTTGAATGCTCTGGTGATGTCACCTTTTTTAGCATTGTCTTTTACAACGAACTCTGTGTCATTGTCAAGTGCTTTGTTATTGATAGCATAGAGTTCAGTAAATCCTGCAGGATTCTTGATAACTGCAGACTTCTCTTTCTTCCATTCCTTTTGAATCTCAGCATAGTTGCAGTCTGGTGAACCATAGTTAGAAACAAAATTCATAAGAGAACTACCTGCTAAGATACGAAATCCAAGAACATTTACATCAGGATTACGATCACGTAATTGCTTAAGGAAAACGTTAGTAGTAGTGCTGTATGTAAACTGTTCGTATGTACGTCCAGTTGTACGGTCACGTAATGCTACACCATAGTCAATACGACGTGCACGAATTACAATTTCACCTTCTCCTCTATCATACTCAGCACCATAAGCACTGGTGCATGCTTCGCCATCAGTTAAGATACATACGTTTACTTTTTGTAAGTTGTTATCTTTTTTGAATGTAGGAAGAATGTGGTTGAGCATAACGATTGACTCATTCAATGGAGTTCCAGATAAACCAAGACCTATTGTTGATGAGTATGAACCATATCTTCTGTGCTTAGATGCTTCACGAAATAGATTTAGACACATACGCTCGTAGTCTTTACCATTAGAACGTGATGAAACAAAGTTCATTAGGTAGAACCAAGAGTCAATATAGAACTTGTTTTTATCTAATTCTTTTTCATCAACATCATGGTATGTACGATAGTATGGTGTGTCTTGTGCTATAGTAGCATCATTGTCGATAGCACGTTGTGCTGCACCCCACTCATTTGTGAAAGCATATACTTCAAAAGGTATTTGTACTTTCTTACAGAATGAAGTTAGGTTGATTAATTGCTTTGCAGTAGAAAGCAACTCATAGCACATTGAACCAGACCAATCAAGAACAAAGATCATACCATGATTCTTACCATCAGGAATAACTGTAACTCTCTTGAATAGATCTTCGTTGTACTTGTATGTGTGAAGCATACCTGTGTTTAGAACACCTGTCTTAGCAGTAGAAGCACGTGCATATGCATCAGCAGATTTACGACACTCAAACTCTTTGACCATATAGTTTACTTCTTTCTGAGATTGCTTACGAAACTTTCTATAGTCTTCGTCAACATCAGTAAAATCATCTCTCTCATCTCTTTGAGAATCAATCCAACCATGGATTGTTTTCCAATCTACAACGTGCTTAGAAGTGTCAACATTTTCTGGTATCTCAATGTAAGTAGTTGGTGTACCATGATCAGTAGAAGAAAGATTTTCTTGTGCTTCATTGAATGCTTGCTGTGTAGAAGAACTATCAATACCACCTTCATTCTCTTCACCTTCACCATCTAGTAAGTCACTTAGTAACTCATCATCAGGTTCGGTCATGTTACCATCCTCATCATACCAGTCATCTTGAACATCCTCTAGATCTACTCCTGAGGAACCACCACTCTTCTGACCTTCAGCAGAAGTTTGTAATTTACCAAAACCTTCTTCGTCATCAGACTCTTTATCGCCACCAGTAGAAGATGGAGTTTGAGAAACAGGCACTTCAGTTTTCTCTTTCTCATCTTCTTGTGTCTTAGCATAGTTATAAACATCTTGTGCAATCTTACACACTTCATCAAAAGTCTCAGCAAGGTCAGCACGAGCAACAAACACATACTCAGCACCTTCAAAAGGCATCATAGCGTGAGCACCTAACTTGAAATGTAGATTGATACGATCAATAAGAGAAAACTCTGTAAGGTCTTTGTCAAAGATCTGGAAGAAGTCTTTGTCATTGAGTTCTGTGTAACCACCAACAAAAGATTTCTTAAGACCAGGATACTTACGCTTCATGAGTTTCTCGATACGAGCATCCTCAATAACATTGACGTAATCTTGTGGACAAGATACTTGCTCTCTGAAGTCTACGTTAGGTGTGAACAATGCATGTCCTACCTCATGACCTACAAGCATATCATACACGACGTCAGATGCTTTGTCCCACTTTGGAAGAACTAGGACTCTAGAATCAACATTGAAGTATGCTGTAGGTGTTTGTTTGTGCTCAACAACAAGATTCTCTGTTGCGAGGAGTCTTGCTAGATTGCCTTTGATTTCTTTGTTTGCCATGTGCCTGTGCTTTGTATATACACATGATAACAGATATTTTTGCTACCCAACCAGTGAGTGTGTAACTTCGTTAACTGTCACACCCAGTGTAGAATAGTTTTTATTCTTCTCTACTGTTATAGTTCTATCAAACTTATCATCTAAATTCTGTTTATGACTAATTACATAAACTTTTGTGTTCTCATCAAAATTTCTCAGGATCCATCCTAGATCAGATGTACCAGTTTGATCTAGTGATCCATCAAATATCTCATCTAAGATAAGTAAATTAGTATCGACGCTATTCTTAAGCTTAGCAATACTACGCCAAGTGAGCAGAAGAGCAATATCAATGCGAGCTTTTTCTCCTTCTGAGAACGAATCATATGAAAATATATCCCTGTATCTACTCTTAATTATTTCTTCAAAGTTCTCATCAAGGGTAAAATTGACATAAAACTCCATCCTTTGTAAGAAATCGTTAATTAACTTATTCATTGTAGGGAGATAAGTCTTGATAATCCTAGTCTTTATCCCATTATCCTTAAGTAACTGTGATGCTGTTGTCAGGACATCACCATCTTTCTTTAGATCAGAATATTGTCTAGAGAAATTCTTTTTATCTTTTATAAATGTTTCTAATTTATTGTACTCTGCTTTTTTGTCAGGATTAGTTCCTTCCAATTCCTTTATCTCTTTTTCAATATCAGTTATTTGTTTCCTGATAGTCATGAGTTGAAAATTAGTCTGACTAATAGTTGTATTGATATTGTTTACTTCAGTTGACAACTCAGTAAATTTTTCTAATCTATTTTCTTCTTGTTCTATTGCTTCTAGTAGTTCGTCTTTACCAAAACTGATGTCTTTTATCTTATCATCCAAATCATTTGTCATAGTAGCAACAAATTCTTTTTCTAGTTCTTGAGAACAAGTAGGACAAACATCATGGTCTTCAAAGAACTTACGATCTTTCTCGCATGTGTTCAACTTATGTGTCAACTTTATTAAAAACGTGTTCAACTTCTTCAACTTCTCACTGGACTTAGAATACTCTTTCATTTCTTTATTAAGTCTTTCGATTTGTTGTGTTAGAATCAAAACTTCTTCTGTACCACACGTCTCTGTTGTTTGAAATTCTTCTATTTGCTTTTGTCTCTTCTTGATATCTTCTTCAGTTCTCTTTTCTAAAGTTAACATGTGCTGCTTCTGCAACTCTATCTTATCTTTTAATAAATCTATTTGATAATCTACATCACGTATCTCTACATTGTTCTCTTTCACTCTGTCTTTTAGTAACAAATTCATAGTAGAGAATACTTGTATGTCTAGTATATCTTCTATGATCTCTCGTCTCTGTGGTACAGACAACTTCATAAATGGTACGAACGTAGATGATCCTAGTACCACAATC